CAATGAGAGTTGTAGATGAAGATATAACATTAAGAGAAATTCCTTTTGAAAATGGTAGAATTAGAAGCGATTTTGGAAATTATCGTGGAACAGAGAGAGACATTAGAAGAAGATTTGATCTCAAGCATAGAGGAAATACTATATTTGAAAAGTATTTTGATGGATCCAGTTCTACCGCTGTAGATGTATCTGAGAATCAATTCATACTTCCAAATCATTTCTTTGTTACTGGAGAGCAAATAACTTATAGACACTCTGCTGATAGTTCCCCCATTGGAATTGAAACAACTACAATTCCTGGTGTTGGATCTACAGATAAGTTGCCACCCACACTATTCGTGGTAAAGGATGCAGACCTTAAAATAAGAGTATCTGCTTCTGCCAGTGAGGCCTTGCTCTCAAGTCCACAAGTTCTTGATATTAAAAATCTTGGTATAGGAACTGGACACTTCTTCATATCAACCGAGTCGAGAGAGAAATGTCTCTTATCCATTGATAACATGATTCAATCTCCGATTGTTAGAACTGGAATATCATATACAACCACTGCTCAAATTGTCAGAACTGATAATGAAATTGATATTAGTGGCATTACTTCAATTTTTACAGGAGATCTTTTAAACATCAATCAAGAATATGTTATCGTTGAGAGTGTTGGTGTTGGTGGAGACACTAGATTGCTAGTTCAAAGGGGATGGATGGGATCTACTATTGATAGACATCCAGTTAACTCAACAGTAACTAAGTACACTGGCAATTATGAAATTGTAGATAATACACTCAACTTTATTGAGGCACCAAGAGGACCTCTTCCAATTTCAACCACTAGTGGAAGAGCAGATGAAAGAGATTGGGTTGGCATTACCACTTACTCTACTTTTAATGGAAGAGCTTTCTTAAGGAGTGCATCATCTTCAGGTCTCAATACAACTTATCATGATAATTATGTCTTTGATAATATTGAAGAGAAATTTAATGGCATTACCACACAGTTTGCTCTGAAGTATGAAGATGAAGATGTAACTGGAATAAGTGGAAGAAATGCAATCATAACCGTAAATTCTATTGTACAGCAACCAGCTAGGTTTGGAAGTGTCAATATTCTTGGCGACTATAAATTAACAGAAGTTGGATCTGCCACCACTATTAGTTTCCCTGGAATCGGAGTATCACAACCATATGATCCTAATAATTCTGCTATTCCTATCGGGGGTTTAATCGTTTCTGTTGGATCCTCCGAAGGATTTGCATATCAACCATTAGTATCTGCCGGTGGTACGGCTATAATTTCTGGATTTGGAACTGTATCATCCATCTCCATTGGAAATAGTGGTTCTGGATATAGGTCTGGAATTCAAAGTGTAAATGTTTCTGTTGCTAATTCAACGACAGGATTTTACAACAAAGTTGCCATTGGAACTGCAGTAATAACTGATGGATTAGTGACTTCTGTTGCTATTACAACCACAGGACCTGCAGGCACTTCTTATACATCTACGAATGCACCAATAGTATTCTTTGATGAACCACTTTCTTATTCCAATTTAGATCTCGTATACAGTAGCGATTCTCCACAACAAGGTATTGGGTCTGGAGCTAAAGTCAATGTTGTTGTAAGCGGTGGATCTAGTATCTTAAGTTTTGAATTATCCTCTGTTGGATATGGATATCAAAATGGTGATATTCTTACGATAGGAGTGGGTGGAACTGTTGGTGTTCCTACAGATATTAGTAAAACATTTAGAGAGTTCCAAATTACTGTTGATTCTATTAGTGGAGATGAATTCTCTGGATGGACATTTGGGGAATTGGAAGTTCTTGATACTTTAGATTCTCAAATAAATGGCATAAGAGACACATTTAGTTTGAAGAAAAATGATGAAACAATAGCCATACAAAAATCTGTTGGTTCTCCTATTGAACTTGCATCTGTGTTGATTGTATTTGTTAATGACATTATTCAAATACCCGGATCTGGTTATAAGTTTAATGGTGGTACAAGAATTACATTCCCAGAACCATTGAAGAAAGGAGATACAACTAAGATTTTCTTCTATAGAGGAACACCAGGAGTTGATGTTGTTGATGTGGATATCCTTGAAACGGTCAAGGAAGGAGACACTATACAAATACATGATGACACATTACTTTATAGCGAAAATCAAAGAACTGTAACTGAAATTGTTTCCCCATCTGATGTAGAAACAAATAATTATTTTGGTCCAGGAAATGTTACAGATCAAGATCTCCTCCGACCTGTTGATTGGTGTAAGCAAACTGAAGATGTATTCATTAATAATGTTTCTATTCCTAAGAATAGAAGTGTATATGAACCAAAACTATTCCCAACAACCAATCTAATTAAGAACGTTTCTGCATCAGATCAAGAAATGTATGTTGAATCTGTTAGAACTTTCTTTGACAGTGACAATGAAAATAATATAGTTAACAGTGTCAATAAGAATGGCACTATTGAAATACTTTCTCAGGATTCTATTGTTGCTGCATCCGCAACCGCCATAGTTTCAGCTGCAGGAACAGTTTCTTCAATAACAATTGGAGTTGGTGGTTCTGGATATACTTCTGCTCCAGAAGTATTCATCACTGAACCTGTGGGTCTGGGATCAACACAAAGGGCAACAGCAACCAGTTCTATAACCGCTGGTATCGTTACCACAATTACTGTTACCACACCTGGAACTGGATATACATCTACAAATGCACCTTCAGTATTGATTGAATCTCCCGTAACAAAAAGAGAGAAAGTTAATAGTGCAACATATACTGGAGATTTTGGAATTATATGTGGTGTCAGTAGCACTTCAGTTGGAGTTGCATCAACTGGAATAGTTTTTGATCTTCATATTCCGATGAATTCTTTCTTGAGAGACACTTCTATAGTTGGAACTGCTGTTACTCTAAGTGGTATTTCAACCGAATACTACTTCGTCGTCAGTAACTCAAATATTGGTTCTGGAATAACTGGAATAACCACAAGCAGTGGTGTTACTGTTGGAATTGCAACACAATTTATAGATAGTATCTATGAAGTGGCTTCTGTTTCCATAGCGCAAACACATGTTTACATTTCTGACCCTGCAGTTGGAACTGGATTAACATCAATTGCGAGAGTTGTTGTTGGAGTTTCCACTTACAACAACCTTTCCGGATTTGGCACAGGATACTTTGGTGATTATAGTTGGGGTAGAGTTGATATTTCTTCTCGTACAGGAACCAAAGAATTTGAGATATATAATAATGGATTATCAGGAATAACTACCTCTCCAATTGTGAGAAGAGTCAATCCACTTAAGTCCTCCCAGTACCTAACATAAATACAAAAAACGTTACTAAAATGTCAGCGATTATAACGGATCAATTTAGAATACTTGGTGCTAAAAATTTCGTATCTGCTGCTACGTCTGAATCTAATTCATACTATGTGTTTTTAGGATTACCAAATCCAACGGACGTATCAAGCACTTGGAATACTAGTCCTCCAGCACCTAAAGATTCTTTTGATCAGGAGGATGATTATTGGGATACCATGATCGCCATGAAGAAAATTTCTTCTGGTGATGTAAAAAGAATGGTAAGAAAAACTTCTTGGTCTAGTGGTGTCACTTATGACATGTATCGTCATGACATTACTAGAGATAATCTCTCTAAACCATCAAACTCAACAAACATATACTCTGCAAATTACTTTGTAGTTAATAGTGACTTTAAAGTTTATATTTGCTTACAGAATGGAACCGATCCAGAAAATCCAAATGGAAAACCATCTCTGGATGAACCAACATTTACAGATTTAGAGCCAAGATCTGCTGGAGTGAGTGGTGATGGATATGTTTGGAAATATCTCTATACAATTTCTCCATCCGATATCATTAAATTTGATTCTTTGAGTTATATTCCCGTTCCAAATAATTGGGAAAGTACGTCTGATGCTTCAATAAGTGCGGTAAGAGATAATGCATCCGTTAGTGGTCAAATTAAGATTGCAACAATAGTAAATAGAGGAGTTTCTATAGGACCTCCAAACACCACATATACAAGAGTTCCCATTAGAGGAAATGGAAGTGGTGCTGAGGCAACTATTGTTGTCAACAACAGTTCACAAGTAGAATCAATAACAATCTCTAACGGAGGAACTGGATATACTTTCGGAACTGTTGATTTGGTTGCTGGAGGTGTTCCGATTGGAACTACCACTCCCATTTTCAATGTTATTATACCACCCAGAGGTGGACATGGTGCTGACATTTATAGAGAACTCGGTGCTTTCTATGTTCTTCTTTATTCCAGAATTGAAAACGATACTCAAAATCCAGATTTCATAACGGGTAATGAAATTGCAAGAATTGGTATCATTGAAAATCCACAACAGTTTGGATCTACCAATACTTTAACATTAGATAAAGCAAGTTCTGTTTATGCATTAAGATTATCGGGAGCTGCGACATCAACCACAACATTTACTGCAGATTCTACAATTACACAAACAGTTGGTGTTGGTTCTACTGCCGTTGGTAGAGTTGTTTCTTATGACAGTAATACTGGTGTTTTGAAATATTGGCAAGATAAAACTAATTCAGGATTCACAACTGTAGGAACAGCTATTACTAATCCAGCATATGGATATGAATTACAAAGTTTTACTGGAA